TTAGGCACTAGCTTTCTAGACTCAAAAGCAGAGATTCAGAAGGCAAAAGCTATGAAAGAGCAGAAAATAGCAGAGGGTACGGCAAACTGGGAAACAATCGCAATGGATGCGTCTAAAAACTCGTGGAAAGACGAGTTGTGGACTATTGTATTCGTAGCCATACTTATTGCCAATTTTATACCTTTATGGGGCATACAAGAGTATATGGCAAAAGGCTTTGAGAACCTTGAAAAATGTCCTGAGTGGGTAACATATGGCATGTATGCAAGTATCGCTGCTAGCTTTGGACTACGATCATTTACTAAATTAAGGAGGAAATGATGGCGTTTAAATTATCACAGAGAAGTTTAGGACGATTAGATGGAGTAAAAGCAGAGATGCACTCAGTCGTTACGCATGCCATCACAGTGAGCAACGTCGACTTTGGAGTGATCTGTGGTCTTCGCACTGAGGCAGAACAGGCTGACCTCGTAGCCCGTGGGGCATCGCAGACGATGAAGTCTAAACACCTTACAGGGGATGCCGTCGACTTAATGGCGTATGTTTCTGGACGGGCGAGCTGGGAGTTGAACCTGTATGATGACATAGCCGATGCAATGAAAGAAGCTGCAGTGCGTGTAGGTGTTCCAATAAAATGGGGCGCGGCATGGCACATAGATGACTTTCGTAACTGGGAAGGCACAGCAGAAGAAGCTATGAATGCTTACATAGACCTACGTCGTTCGCAAGGTCGTCGCCCGTTTATAGATGGACCACACTTTGAGTTAAGTTGATGTCTCTAAAGAAGATAACATTTAAACCTGGGGTCAATAGAGAACGTACTCGATACACTAACGAGGGTGGGTGGTTTGACTGTGACAAGATACGATTCAGGCAGGGCAGTCCTGAAAAAATAGGTGGGTGGACACGTATATCTGATAACACGTTTGACGGAAAAGCTCGTTCCTTACGTGCATGGACAACACTTGGTAACATACCTTTGGTGGGTGTTGGCACACATAAAAAATTTTATGTGGAAGAGGGAGGCAGATACTACGACATCACCCCCGTGCGTAAAACCACAACAGCTAGTGTTAGTACAATTAATCTTGCCAGAACTGACGGGTCAGCAACCATAACAGTAACCGATACTGGACATGGGGCAGAGATAGGAGATTTTGTGACTTTTGCTGGGTTTACTACATTAGGAGGTGGGATAACAGCAGCCGTACTTAATAAGGAACATGAAATAACGGGTGTCACGTCCGCAAATGTATACACGTTTACTGCTACAGCTACCTCTACAGGCGATGCTAACCTTGATTACACTAGCTCAAGTCAAACAGCAGAGTACCAAGAAAATATAGGAAAAGAAGGACAAGCCGCACTAACAGGTTGGGGCGGAGGTGCTTGGAATGAAACAGGTACAACATGGGGTAACGGTGGGTCAACCACATTTGGTATTCGTTTGTGGCATCAGCAAAATTTTGGCGAGGATTTAGTATTAGGGTTTGATGGAGGCAAGTTATACACATGGGACGCTACAAATGGCACGTCCACCAGAGGAGTGCTTGTGTCTGGTTTACCAGGCGCATCAGGAGTTCCCACTTCTCATAACAACTTAGTGGTGTCTGATGTAAGTCGTTTTGTTTTTTGTCTAGGAGCCAACCCCTTTGGAGCGGCTGATTTAGACCCTTTACTGATTAGATGGTCTGACCAAGAAAGCTTGGTAGATTGGACACCTTCAGCAACTAATCAGGCAGGTAGTTTACGTCTATCGCAAGGTTCAAAGATCGTTACAGGCGCAAACTCACGACAATCAGTGTTAGTTTGGACAGATGCCGCGTTATATAGTTTGCAGTACATAGGTGCGCCTATAGTATGGGGAGCTAATTTAGTTGGTGAAAACATATCCATAGCCTCTAAAAATGCTGTGGCGTATGCAAATGGTATAGCTTACTGGATGGGTACAGATAAGTTTTATAAATACGATGGTAGAACAGAAACACTTAACTGTGATCTACGTCGTTATGTGTTTAACGATTTTAACGAAGACCAATACGAACAAGTATTTGCAGGTACAAATGAGTCGTTTAATGAGATATGGTGGTTCTATTGTGCAACAGGGTCAGATGTGCCGAATAGGTATATAATATACAATTATGCTGAAAACGTGTGGTATTTTGGTAACTTAACACGCACAGCATGGGTGGATTCAGGAGCAAGAGATCACCCACTTGCAGCGACTACATCAGGTAAATTAGTGGAACATGAACAGGGGTTAGATGATAACGAAACAACCACACCTGCGGCTATAACTGCATTTATAACATCTGCAGATTTTGATCTTGATGATGGACACAGATTGTTTTTAGTAAATAGGATTATGCCTGATGTAACGTTTGATGGTTCTACAGCGGTTAGTCCTTCTGTAACGCTGACATTAGACCCGTTAACGAACTCTGGGTCAGGTATTAAGTCTACCCCATCGGAAGGCGGAAACAGTAGTGGCACAGTAACACGTTCTGCCACATCACCTGTAGAGACATTTACGGACCAGCTTGATGTGCGTATTAGGGGACGGCAACTTAATTTAAAGATACAATCTAATACTGTAGGGGTGCAATGGCAGCTTGGCTCTCCTAGATTGGATATGCGACCTGATGGGAGACGATAATGAGTATAGATTTAACAGATTATGAAGTGCTTTTTCGCGCTCCTGCGTTACCCCTACCAAGGGCAGAGTACAGTCGAGAAGAAGCTATGAAGCTAAACGATGCGCTACGCCTGTATTTTAACCAAATAGACGAGCAGTTTAGGAAGAATACGTTAAAAGAACAATCAGATGCACAGGCGTGGTTTATTAGCTAATGGCAAATAACTATAAAAACTCTAAAGTAGACCTCACAAGCACCAATATAACTACGTTATATACATGCCCTACAAGCACCACAGCTATTATGAAATCTATCTTGGTGTCTGATGACTCAGGCAGTGGGGATACAATAACATTGACCATAACAAGTGGGTCAGACGTATTTAGTATATATAAAGTAAAAGCTGTAGGTGCAAATGGCACAGTAGAGCTTCTGACAGCCCCCCTTGTTGTACAAGCGTCAGAGATACTAAAGGTAACAGCAGCAACAGCAAACAGACTACATGTAGTAGCAAGTTATCTGGAGATTACGTAGTGGAGCTAAAAGACAGCAAAAAAGATAAATTAAGTTATAACCAAGTATTGTTTGGTTCTATAGTTAATCTTAAGAGTTCAGGACAAATACCAGAAAACATCACCATGCGCCAAGCTGTGGCTACGATTCTTAAAGAGATAGAAGGTAAAAATGTGCAAACTGTGCAGATAGGCAATAGCATATTTGTAGGTGTGTTTACTCCTGAAAAAAACAACATGTATATTAGGCTGTATAATATGGACGTGGGACGTAACGTTATAGATAATATGTATAAATACATAGCGTTTTTACAAAAAAAGGGAGTTGCTTTTGCTAGCGCACAAATTAGAAATGAAAGACTATTACCTGCATTACGAGTGCTACAGAAACGACTAGAAAAATTAGATACAAACCTAGAGTTTGTGGAGTTAGAAAATATAGATGGGCATGCTATGTTTATTAAATTTGGTAAAGAACCTCTTATGAAGGCTGCGTAATGGTAAATTTTATACAAGAAGTAGCTGATGCAGTTGGTGATGTAGTTAGACCTGTTGCGGATGTAGTTGGTGATGTTGTGAGACCAGTTGCTGACGCTGCGGCTGATGTGTTACGTCCTGTAGGCGAAGCCATACTACGTAGTGATGAGGTAAAAACTGTTGTAAATGTAGCAGCGGTGGCAACAGGTAACTCGTGGGCTGTGCCTATAATTAACGGTGCAGACGCTATAGATGAGGGGGCTGACCCTGAAGATGTACTAAAAACTATTGTTATATCTACTGTAGCCGCAGGTGCAGCAGATGCTGTAGGAGAGGTAGCTGCTGAAGCCTTAACAGATAAAGTGGGAGATACTGTAGCTAACTTTATAGCTGATACAGGTGTAAATGTAGTAACAAACGGTGGTGATATAGGAGCTGCTGTTTTGGATGCAGGGTTGAAAGGCTCTCAGATAGTTTCTAATACAACGAATACAATAGTCGATTCTTTAGGTATAGACACTTCTACTGATCTAGGTAAAACACTAGATAAGTCTTTAAAAACAGGCATATCAGCAGAAATTATGGGTGAGGATGGTGTAAAAGCTGCATCTATAGCTGCAATATCAGATACAATTATTAATCCTGTACTGGAGAGGGGGAACAAATTAACTCCTGAAGCTCTTGGAGATGTATCTAAACTTGTTTCTACAGCGTTGGTTGCGGGTGCAAAAGGTGAGAATGTCTATGATGCTATAAACCAAGAGCTGGGCAACACAGCTACAGCTGACTTACGCGACCTTGTAAAGACAAAAGTCAAAGACTTCATAGACCCTGTAGAAGAACTGCCTATGGATACAGGAGAGTTCTTAACTGAAGCAGTGTTACCTGATGCAAAAATGCTAGATAAAATATCAAGCACTACAGGTATAGAATTAGGTAAACCTTCTGACATAGCTAGATTGATAGATGAGTATAAAAAAAGAACAGGCACAGGTATTATAGAAGAAGATTTACCGTACTCACCTCAAAATTTAGAATCTGACTTTATCTCAGACGAGGTAAGAAAAGAGATATTAAGAACTACAGGTATAGAATTAGGTAGGTCTTCTGATATAGCTAAACTTATATCTGATTATGAAAAAAGAGTAGCTCCTACTAGATCTTTATCGGAAAAAGAAATATTAGACGACCCAAAGACTTTTAAAGGACCTGTGGGCGCAGGAATTGGACCTGAAACGACCGATGATGATTTTAAGAGTCAATTAGCAGGTATATTAGGAGAAGAAACTCCCAAGGTAAGTGAAGTAAGTAAAAGAATAATAGATGATGCAAAGAAGAATCTAGCAGGGTTTGGTTATAGTGTGTCTTCAGGGACTTTAGAGGCGATTGCATTACAAGTCGAAGGCACTGCAAATATTGGCGATGCGACTGTAAATAAATTTAGAGAACTATTCGATAAAGACCCTACCAGATTTCTTAGAGATAAAACAGGTAACGTGGTTGCTTGGTTAGATGGAAAAAGTGAAGATCAAAAAGAAAAAATTAGCGGAGATTTACTAAGAAGAAGACGTGATGCTTTACCTGCTGAAGGTATGGAATTTACCACAGCTCTTCCTGGGGGCGAAGAGGCATTGGATATGTTAGGAAGACCTTATGGTACAGACAAGTTTGCCACATTTTTAAATGCTTCTGAAGAATTTGGTGATGTATTTACAGATATAGCAGTTCTCTACCTTACTGGCCCTGTGCTAGGACCTGCGATAACTACCGCCCTTGGTGTGGCTGAAGGACAAGCAGATTCATCACGAAGGTTAGATCAAGAAATACAAACAGCGATTGATAATGGAACGTTAGCAGAAAATGTGGGGTGGCAGACCATGTTGGCTGACGCAAAAGGAAACACTTTCGAAGAAAAATCAAAAAATGCCAAAGAAGCTCTAAAGAAGCAATTTTTTAAATATACCCTAGCAGCTGGTAGTTTAGAAGCCGTTGGAGATCTAGTGACTGCAAAGGCAGCTCTTGGGACTTTAAATGTAAAAACCATTGGTGATTTGTATACTAAACTAACTCCCAAACAACGAAAAGCCATAGGAATACCTGTAAATATAACTGCAGCGACTGGGGTTGGTGGACTTACCGAAGCAGGTCAAACAGCAATAACTGAAAAAGCTTTGAGAGATTTTGGCATCTATCCAAAAACAGAAACTGGAGCATCATTTCTTTTAGGTGCGGCAGGGCAAGGAGGAGCTGTTACGGTAGCTAACACTTTAAGTGGCATAAATGATGCGTTAACATCAAAGTATGAAAAAGGCACGTTAAGTTTAGAAGACAGAAATTACGTAGAGAATGAGATACTAGCCCCTGAAGGTGAGTTTGTAGGCACTCCAACTGCGCCAGTCAGTGTGACAGAAACCGCACAAGTTGATACTGTGAGTAAAGACATATCTCCCGCAGATAAAGAAGCTTGGATACGTACTATAATAGGTGAGGCTGCAGGTGAGTCCGATGCAGGGCAGGCAGCAGTGGCGCACACTATACTAAACAGGTATAAAGATGGTGGTTTTGGAGATACTTTAACAGAAGTTGTAAAAGCTCCATATCAATTCTCTACTTATAATAGTTTAGATCAAGGCGGTAACTTGTTACACCAAAAAAGTAAAAGTAGTCCTGAGTACAAAAGAGCTGAAAAACTTGTAAATGACATACTAAAAGGTAAAGTCAAAGATCCCACAGAGGGAGCCACGCACTATTGGAATCCTGATGTGGCTAATCCGTCTTGGGGCGACCAACTACTATCTGAACACAAAAGTGGTGGAACAAAAATAGACAGCCATATATTTGGAGGTAACACAGGTGCTGTGGAGACAGTAGATGTAGCAGAAGTTGCCGATAATATAGATAAAAAGCCTACAACTCCTACAACAACCGCTGATGTGTTGGGTACAGGTCAAATAGATGCCAAACCCACACCTGACATAGCGGCTGAAGTTGTAGCTGACATATTAAACAAACCGACAAACTTTGTTACTGATGCCGATATAGCAGCGGTCACGGATGTGGCGAATTTGGTTGACACAGCCACGGATACAGCCACGGATACAGCCACAGACACAGCTATAGACACGGCTATAGATACCGCTACAGACACGGCAACAGATGTTCCTTCTTTTAATCTTCCTATAAGCCCCACTCAGGGGATAGCACAACTTGCGGGTCTTCAACAAGTGCGGGTAGACCCTCCAGAGACCGCAGATATAGAGTATTTTTACGATTTTGAAGATATTTTTGCGACTCCCGAACAAAGAAGAATGTTGCGTACTCCATACGAAGATAGTATAAATAGAAGTATTGACGAAGATATGGAAGAACTTTTAGAACCTAGTCCAGTTAACAGAACAGGTGGAGATAGCACTGATAACTTACTCAAACTACTTAGGAACATCGGATAATGGCTAGCTGGTGGCAGAATCTTGGCTCTTCAACTACGGGGTCAAAATCTCGTAAAGGAGGTAGCAGTGGTACACCGTATTCAAACCTTGGTACACCTGACTTTGTTACTTCAACAGGTGGTACGTCTGCTCGAACATCAAGCAATTATGGCGTTCCTGATTTTGTTCAGAAACCTATAGACTTCGTCCAACAATTTTTTCCCTCTGAAACAAGCACGGGATCAACTCCCTCTACTTCGGACTACATAAACCTCGCTGCTATGGGTATAGGAGGGTTAGGTTCCTTATTTGCCCCTGGACTTTTTACAGGAGAACCTCCCGTTTCAGGCTATCAGGGCAGTATACCCAGATACAGAGGTATACGATCACAAGTTCCTGGGACATTTGACCCTGCAAGAAGACCTGGAAGTGGAGGGCAAAGATACTTTACAGATATGCAGTTTGTGCCTGATGAAGATAAAGAAGCTGCGATGGCGGCAGCCGCAACTGAAGCAAAGGGACTACAGGCTGTAAATTTAGCTAATCCTGCTCAAGATCGCACAGCGACAACGTTTATGGCAGAGGGTGGTATTGCTACTGCTAAAAAACAAGGTATGTATTTAGATGGAGCTACAGATGGTATGGCAGATGAAATACCCGCTATGATAGATGGGGAACAACCTGCTATGTTAAGTGATGGTGAGTTTGTAATCCCTGCAGATGTTGTTAGTCATTTAGGTAATGGTAACTCTGATGCGGGCGCGAAAACATTAGAAAACATGATGGATGAAGTGCGAATGGCAAGGACAGGGACTAAGAAACAAGCCCCCGAAATTGATCCAGAAGACTTTCTTCCAACGTAGGAGAATATTATGGCTAGTCCTTTATCAGATGTAGAACTAACTGACCCAAATTTCGGTGAAGCAACAGGTGTAGAGTCTAACTTGTCACCGTACGTGGGTCCATATGTAACAGAAATGTTAGGTAGAGGCGCAGGTATAGCTAGCGAGCCTTATCAGGCGTATATGGGTCCTCTTACTGCAGGTCCATCAGATTTACAAACAAAAGCATTTGAGGGTATTGGTAGTATTAATATACCTACAGATGAAATGGGTTCGTTTACTCCCAAGACATTTACAGGTGGTATAGCCACACAGTATATGAACCCCTTCTTAGAAGCCGCTTTAGCCCCGCAAATAGAGGAGGCACGAAGGCAGTCTAACATATCAGCACTTGCTGACCGATCAAAGCTTACTCAAGCAGGAGCGTTTGGTGGTAGTAGACAGGCTATAATAGACGCTGAAAGAGATAGAAACCTACAACAAAACCTAGCAGCGATTACAGGAAAAGGGTATTCAGACGCATTTAGCCAAGCCATGAAACAATTTAATATTGAACAAGATAGAGAGCGAGGCGTACAAGAAGATATAAACAAGTTTGGATTAGCTGCTCTAGCTAGACAGGCTGATTTGGGTGCAGATCAACGAGCTATAGAATCTGAAGGTATAACAGCTGACAGACTACAGTTTGAAGAAGAGCGTGACTTTCCATATAAGCAAGTACAGTACATGCAATCGTTACTACAAGGACTACCACTAGCCACTAAGTCATATACATACGCACAACCTTCACCATTAAGCACATTTACAGCAGGAGCAGGTAATCTTGCGGCTCTAACAGATGCGTTTATTGATTACTACCAGAAAACGTTTGGAGGGGATGAATGAGCTTGATGGACATAAATAGAACTATGAACAAAAAAGCGGATGCTTTTAGTATGCTACCCGAACAACAGCTTCAAGGCATGAATATGCAAGGTATGCAATCATTGCGTAGGGGTATAAGTCCTGACTTAATAGAGTTATTAGCCGTACAAGACGCAATAAAAAGAAAAAATGACTCTAAAAATGCCCTAATGTTAGCGCAACAAGGAGACCCAAATACTGTAAAAAGTCAAAACGAGAATAAATTGGTAGAACAAAGCCGTCAAGAAATGGGTCTGCCCAGTCAACAAGAAAAAGCGATGGCTGTGGCACAGGTGTTGGCTAATAAACAACGAACCGCTAACAGAAATCTACAAAAAGTAATGAGTCGTGGGTTGGGGGGCGTAAATAGACCTAACATGAAAGCAATGGCTCAAGGTGGAGTTGTAGGGTATCAAGAGGGTGGAGGCGTAAAAGATTTCCTATTTGGTGACGAGTATAGTGTTTTAGGTATGTCACCTGCAGAACTTGCGTCTCTCGGTTTTATACTTGTCCCTGGAGGTGGATTGGTAAGAGCAGGTTTGGGAGCGTTAAAACTAGGCGCACCCGCTGCAAAAGGTCTAGCAGGTATGGCGCAACGAGGTATTCAGAAGCTGTATAGTAAACCTGCATATAAACAAACACCTGAATTTATAGGGCCAGGTGTTAAAAATATTCCTAGAAAATTCTCTCCAGCTAGGACAGCTCAAAGTTTAGGTGTGGCAGGTCTTCTTGGTTCGCAGATGTTAAAAGATGAAGAGCCGAAGCCAAAGAAGGAAGAGCCTAAAAAAGAAGATAAAAAGCTAGATTTAGATAAAGATACTGCACCCACTGTAACCACGACTCCTACTGTTGACAAGGGGGCAACAAAAAAAGAGAAGGATGACGCATTTGCACGGCTTGTTAATATAGCTACAGCCCCAGGCGGTTTTAAGAATATGGCTAGAACAGACCTACGTAGATCACAATTATTACTATTAAACGACCAAAAAGACAGGCAACTTGATATACAAGAAGAGACCGCTAAAGCGCAGACAACTCTAGCTACGGTTGGCAAAGATACTGCAGCGTACAATAAGTTGTTAACACAAGCAGAGAAACTTCAAAAACAACTAAAAGAAATTACTGATGAAGTTATGAACACGCCTTTAGGATTAGCTTACTCTGCATTGGAGAGGGAAGCTGCTGAAGATGAATCTTTACAAGAAGAGCTAGAGGCGCATAGACAGCTTATAAGAGCTGCTATTGAAGAACGAGCGCAGGCTTTTAAGTCAGAAGATAACATAGGATTGATAGCGCAACTAAAAGCCATACAGAACAGACTATATTCAGAGTCCACGGGGATAGATAGAACTAAAGCTCCTAAAGTAGTATAGGAGAGGTAATGCCTACTTACGAGATATACAAAAAAGACGGCACTCCGATACGGGTAGAAGGCCCAGAGGGAGCAACTATTGACGATCTTATAGGTATACTTGCGTCAGGACAATCCGACAAAGAAGAAGACACATTAAGTCCTACACAAAGAGCTTTCGCTGCTATACGCGAGGCAAAAAGAAAGAGACCTGGAACCATAGCTGACCAAGCAGGTGAAGTGGTAAAAGGTCTTGGTAGCGGTATAGCAGGTGTATTAGAAAGTGGTGCGTTAGGCGCAGCGGGTATACTACCTGAAGTTTTAGAAGACCCTGTACGTAGAGGTATAAAATCTGTTGGAGAAGGGATACAGGACTACCTTGCCCCTGATGTAAATATAGGCTATGGAGCGTCTGCTGTACCACGTAAGTTTGCAGAAGCCTTAGGATCTTTTGGTGGTATTCTTGGTACAGCCGCAATAAACCCTCTTGCGGGTGCAGGGCTAGCAGTCACAGCAGGTGCAGGTGAAGCTAGTGAGCGAGCTAGAGAGTCAGAGGCTACCGAAGGAGAGAGAACAAGAGCCGCTGTATTGGGAGCAGGAGTGGGATTATCCGAACTTATATCTCCCACTAGGATACTTAATAAGTTAAGAGGAGGTTTAGGTAAAACCGCTGCGGACGACATCTATGATAAAGGGGGGCGTATACTACAGGAAGCAGGTGTTGAGGGTCTGCAGGAATATGCCGCTGCAGTGGGGCAGAACTTAATTGAGCAAGGTATATACAATCCAGAACAAGGCACATTCGAGGGGTCTGGGGAGGCTTTCGGTTATGGCGCAGGCGTAGGTGGGTTTGTGCAAACCATTGTTGAGATGATTGCACCTAGAAGAGGAGCTAAAGCAGATGTTACAAAGACTGACGACGAAGGAAGTAGAACTCGCCCTAGAGACGATACACAACGCGAGGACTTCAGCGCAACCGATAAAGAGATTACCGAAGCCATTGAGGGAGTTACAGACAATAGAGTGGATGCTTCTAGCACAACTACTGGACCTGGTGCTACTAGAAAAAGAAAAGAAAAGTCTACACTAGAGAAGAAAAAAGCACAACCACGAAACCTTACAGAGGAAGAAGAGATTGAAGCTCAGAAAACTAGAAAGCAGATACAAGAACAAATAGAGGAAAAAAAGAAACGAGAGGAGGCTGAATTTGAAAGAGAACTGGGTGGACCACTAGCAGAGGACTTTTTAATACCAGAAGAAACAAAAGTACAAGAACCAAAGAAAACAGAAACAAAAAAGACAAAGAAAAAGAAGATAGAGTTTAAAAATGTGCCTGTAGAGCCAGATCCTGTAAAACGATACTCAGGAGTTACCCCTACAGCAGCTAAGTTGATATCTAGGCTTGATGAAGAAGGAATATCTACTACAAGTTTTGCTGTCACTCCCGAAATGAGACGGGCTATGAAAACTAATGACCTGACAGTACCAAAAGGTATGACACAGGTCGAAGCACTTGAAGCTTTACGAGAAAAGGGTGAGCAAGCCGCGCCCATAGTTACCGAAGGTAAAAAAGAAAAAGTTGAAAGTAAAGAACCTGAAATGGGGTTTGCACCACAAGAACAACAAGATAAAACTGTGGTGGCTAAAACTCCCACAAAGACACCTGTAGAGGTTAGTGAAGAGGACGCAGCTGCCCAGATTGACGAGCTATATGATGGCAGGATTTTAGTCGATCCTCTCGAAGACACTAAAAAAACAATCAACAACCGTTACCAAGCACGACTTGATGCTTTGGATGCAGAGTTTAATCCTGTTATTAAACAAGCAAGAGCGCAGGAGGGTCCTAGATCGCCCATAGTAAATAATTTAAAAAAGCAGTTAGCAGATACGAAAAGGACTTTAGTAGAAGAAAGATCTAAAGCTATACAAGAGGCAGAGACGCGGTTTAAAGATTTAAGAAAGCAGACAGCCGAAACACAGAAAGAAGTTAAGGCAAAAGTAAAAAGACCAGAAGCTTTAAAAATTGATGATGAGGCAGAGGTAAGGCGTAGTATACAAAAACAACAAGCGCAGTTAACAAAAGAAGAAAGAGAAAAAAAGACTGATGCAGCTCTAGAAACACTTACGAAGCAAAAAGAAGAAGAGGCACGAGTTGCAGGTATACAAAAGATTAGAAACCTTAATACGGCTCATAAGGCATGGTTCGAACAGAACGCTTCTGACGATGCGGCTTTGATAGATAAAAACTTTTACCGAGGCACAAAAGAGGTAGAAGACGAAACTAATGCAAAAGACAAAGCGGTGCTAATTGAATTAGTTATTGGCAAGAGAAAAGTAGCAAAGAACGATAGACCTGCTGAAGCCGCTAGAGATTATCTTAAAAAGTATAGTAATACCTCGTATGCTTTGGAAGTTATAGCGCACGACATGATCCTACAAGATATAAAATTAGTGTCAGAGAAAGATCCAGAAACAGGGAAAAGAACAGGTAGAAGAGATGAGTACGGTAGGATTATCAAAACAGAGGTAGTTAAACCTGTGGATAAATATAGACCGTCAAAAGAGTTTTTTAACGTGCAAGGCATGGTAGGGGAGATCTCTGAAGTGAACCAATTATTTTTAGCTTCAGAGAACCTACGTAGAGGCACAGGTCAAATAAGAGCGAATAATGCTGCAAAGTGGATTCAAAAGAATGCTCCCTCTGCGTATGAAACAATACAAAAACTTCAAGCCGTAGAAAGAAATGAACGAGCGATTGCCGCAAGAAATGCAAATAGTGATGACGGGATATTAGCTAACTTGGGCAGCAAAGAACAAAAGTTATTAAGCACCCAAGTGTTTGGTATGAGCATAAAGTTTCACCCTGACGTGCGAGCGTTGTTGAAAGCAGGGGAGTTAAAGAAAGCTCTTGAGTATCTTGGTAAAACTAATGCTAACGGCATAATACCCTCAAAGATAATCACACTTGGAAATAAGTTAGCTAATGTTATAGGTGACACTAAAATTGTGTTAAACCAAAACTTACCAGAAGATACAGCTGGATTGTTTGACCCAAAGACGAACACAGTAGAACTGCACCCTGACAGAGGAATGAACTCTCATGTCTTGTTACATGAAGTTACTCACGCACTTACGTCTGCTACGCTGAAAAAACCATCTAATCCAATTACAAGACAACTTAACACGTTATACAATGATGTTAAAGATAGCCTGGATACGGCATATGGGTCCAAGAATGTAGATGAGTTTGTAGCTGAAGCGTTTAGTAACCCTTTATTTAGAAGTCAACTTGCAGGTATAAATCCCAAAGGTAAACCTCTTAGTGCGTTACGACGTTTTGGTAATATAGTTGCTAACTTGTTACAGCGTGTTCTAGGAGCAAAACTAATGCCTCTGCAAGATATACTTAGAACAGATTCAGCCCTTAACACTGTTGATCCATTGATAGAGTCAATACTAGAACCTGCACCAAATAGCAGAAATGCCTCTGTTTATCGCATGGCATCAGATCAAGCTGGAGTGCGGAACGTTCTTAAATCTTTAGGGCAACAGGCTAAACAAAAAGCCATGACATCTACAGAGAAAATTGAGTGGTTAGATAAATTCTCAGAGGTAGTGTATAAATTAAAAAATTATCTACAACAATTTGTTTTAGGGTTTACAGACTCCTTAGTTATAGGCGATTTAGCAGATAGAAACGGTTTTAAAGGACTGGGGGCTAAATTAAATGATGCCTTACTACGGCAAAGAGGTGGTCTAGATACAGCGAACAGAACGTTTGATGATGCTATAAGAAAAGTTATGAACATACTAAAAAATAATGATGGTATGGAGTCGTTATTAAATGATCTTATCTACGATGAAACATTCGGAGCTACAATATGGCAGATAGACCCCTTAGGTAAACGCCCTACTGATGCAGATTTAGCATCTCGATATGACAAGCAACAGGCTATAATAGATCAGCTTAATAAGAAGTTTGGTAAAGATAAATGGAAAGAGGTGTACGATACACAAAGAAAATTTTACCAGAGCAATTTTAAAAGATTGAAGAAGATATTATTTGGCAAAATAGATAAAGAAATGGAGGGAAATGAGGAGTCTAAAACGAAGATAAAAACTATTTTTGAAGAGATATTTAAAGATAAAGAGTTAGAAATATACTTTCCACTTGTTCGTCAAGGCACTTATAAAATATCCTACATAGCTGCTGATGCAGAAGCACGAGGCTTAAAAGATCCGTTAGTTGTTGAGTTAGTATCTTCAAAGAGAGAGATGGATAGGAGAGCTGCACAGATAGAGGCAGAAGGTCTGGCTGATGGGGAGGTTAGAGTAGATGAAACTCAATCTGTATTTAACGAATATATGAGAAAAAATGCACCCCCATCCTCTTTTGTAAGACAAGTTATGGATATAATCGACGAAAGCAAACTAGGTAATAAGGCTGACGGTTTAAAAGAAAGTGTTGTGGAGTTGTTTATAAACACACTACCTGAAACATCGTACGCTAAGTCGTTGCAACGTAGAACAGGCAACCCTGGTCACGGAAAAAATATGTTAGAAGCCTTTAGAATAAAAGGATTTAACTTAGGTCGTGATGTAGTAAAGCTGGAGTATAGTGCAGAGATTGCAGGTATAGAATCCGAAATACTTAGTTTATCTAAGGAACCTCAACTTAAAACAAATAAATATGCCCAAAACATAGCAAAAGAATTATTGGATAGGTCAAAGTTTGCACGTACAGGCGCAAACTACAAAGAGTTAGAAAAGTGGTTTAAGAACGCAAACCAAGGAGCCTTTCTGTATACGATAGGGTTTAACGTGTCATCAGCGGTGGTAAACCTATCTCAAATACCGTTGTTTGTTTACCCATATCTAGGAGCAGAACATGGTTATCTTAAATCTGGTAAAGCCATAGCAAACGCATACAGACGTGTGGCTAATGCTAAGAACTCTTTAGATAATTACTTTGAGGTAGCAAATGGAAAATATGTTCTAAAAAAGGATCTAAAGTCTGTTACAGGCGTGGATTTACCTGCCAAAGAGGTGCAAGAATTAAAAAAGTTTGCAACACTGGTAGAGGTAGCACAATCCAGAGGTCAGTTGACCAGATCTTTTATAGTGGATGCGCTAGGTCTTGACGAAGCAGGAAGACGAAAAACAGGTGATTGGCGATCTTTCATGAACAACACTGTTGCTATATCTGCCATACCTTTTAACCAAGCGGAGCGACTCAATAGACAAGTCACCTTGATGGCAAGTTATGAGTTAGCTCTTGAAAAAGGCATGAGTGAGCAAGACGCTGCTTTGAAAGCGTTAAGACAAACGCAAGAAACTAATGGTGGAGCCGTGCTAGAGACAGCACCGCGTTGGGCGCAGCAGGGTCTAGGGCGTGTAGCTTTGATGTATAAGAGTTACGGCATAAGAATGTACACAACTATGTTACAAACAAGCAAAGACTATCTAGACAATATGTTCGCTCCTGTTGATGGAGAGACACCTGCACAGAAAACAGAAAGATTAGAAGCTAAAAGAGTTGCTCGTAACAAGTTAATAGGTGTGCATGCAAGCGCACTATTCTTTGCAGGAGCGCAAGGTATACCTCTGTACGGGGCGTTTGAAGTTTTAGCGAATCTATTTCTGCTAGATGATGAGGAAGAGGATTTTGATTCCATAGTGCGAAGTTTTGTAGGGGAACAAGGTTTTAAAGGAGCTATAAACTCGATGACTGGTGTTGATGTGGCTACCAGAATACGGTTAACAGGTCTTTTGCTAAACGAAAATAGATATAACAGAGACGCTTCTTTAGAAGAAACTTTGTTTTTTATGTTCGGAGGACCTGCATACAGCACGGTAAAAAGGATAGAACAGGGTTTTAGAGATGTAGGTAATGGTCAGCTAGAGAGAGCTACAGAAAACTTTTTACCTCCTGGTTTGGCAAACATATACAAAGTAGTGCCTACCCCTGTAAGTGGTAGACTAACAGAAGAGGGGTATGCGACAAGAAGAGGAGATCCAATATTTGATGACGTTACGGGTGGGGATTTGGCAGGTATATTATTTGGATTCCCTCCTGTTGAGTACACAAATACTATGGAAAAGAACAACATAAAGAAGGGCATAGACAAAGCGGTTAACGAAAAGAAAAGCAAAATATTAAAAAAGTACTACACTGCTGTTCGATCTGGTAACACGCAAGAGATGAACAAAGCTTTGAAAGAGATGATGGATCATAATAAGCGTCACCCATTATCTTCTATAACAGGGGATTCTGTAAAAAAATCTATGCAAAGACATATAGAGCAATCTAAAAACATACAACAACACAATGGTATATCCATATCTTCTTCTAATAAAAACTTAATTTTATTACACGAACAACAGTTTGACGACGATTATACTTTCTTTTAGGGGTAAAAAGAGTGACCACCCGAAGATGGTCACATAAGAGAAAGAGAGTGACAAGCATAACCTGTCACCCTACATTTATCACAAAATTCTCCAAATGCGAACACCTAATTTGTTATTCTCCACACGCACTTGTGTTTTTACGTCCCAACCTTTTGTTTTTGCTATGTTTTTTATTTGTCTCACGGCTTCTCGAACATCCACACATAAGATAAATACAGAGGAACTTGTTACCATGTTGTCCCAATTTACCACAATGCGAACCCCGTCAGGATTTAAATCATCCGACTTTAGTATCCCCTGTCGTAATCTCATCGTTTATCGCGCAATCAACTTGTATCACCCATGTAGGTGGTAAGTTCATGTGTGTGCCTCTACTTAATCGCATCTTAACCTTAGTGGCTCCCAGTTTAGTTGTAAGATCTTGTAGAAACGAGTTATAGTTTATTTGATGTTCACCACACCATGCTTTCAAAGGTTTAGGTACAAGGAAAGCACGTTTCAAATCTGTCTCGTATCGGGCTACGAGTTTACCTCTTGGTAAAGCTTCAGGTATGACAAGGTTAGCTATATCGCCCTCTTGCTTACGTAAATCCTCTGTGCTTTTAATCCATAATACATTACTCCAATGCTCGTGTATGTAATCGTTGAGTGTCTCTTCGACAGATATGCTCATGTCCTCAACCTGACGTTTGTTCTCTTTCAAACGTTCTACAGCCCACTGAAACAGTTTTTTGGTGTCATACTGCACCAGACCACACCGCTTTGCCAATATGATACCCGTCAACGTACAAGCAACAAGCACTGACCAATATCTGTTCTCAGCTGTGAGATTTGCTTTAGCATCAACCTTTTCTTGTACCTGTCGTATAAGTTTTTGCACCTCGTCTAAGTTCTCCATGACATGTTTGATGTATACTTTACCTGCGTGTCCGTAGTTATTTTGTAGACATGTGCTAAATACGTCTGTTTCTTCTTTCGTGTCAAACTGCATACGGCTAACACGGCACTCTAGTATGCGCTGTGCTTCAGCTTTTGGCATGGCTTTTATAATGCTTATACGCTCTACCATGCTTGTATTTCCTGTAGTAACAGCTAGTAGCTTCCATGCCTCACCTCTATGACGCTCCACGTTACTGCTCGCTGACATACGCCCACGCTGTCTACCCCCAGTCAGTTGGTACGCTAGATTAGACAACTCTTTACCTGAAGTATTTGTAAGCTCGTCCATATACATAGGCAAATTGTGGTATATCTCACCCCTGTTCATCTTTGTATTGTACGTGTCTCGTTCGTGCATAATCAAATCTTCTGGACTACCCCACACAGATGCCCCTGCTATCATGGCAGTTGTCTTACCAACCCCTGACTCCTTACTGTATATATGCAAAGCAGCACAATTTATGGGGGAGAACTTCATCAATGGAGAACCAAATGACGTACCAAGAACAAACTGATGTAACTCAAAGTTATCACGGTTGTAAAAGTTCACCGTATCTTTCCAATCTTCTAACGTGCCTTTAGGTTCAAAAGATGGAAACAAACTAGCCGTAGGTGTAGAAGGAGGATTAAACTTTGTCTCGTTAATAGTTATCTCTTCATTACCAAGCACAAAACCTCCACAATCATCGTCAGTCCACCCAAACTGCCTGCGAGCTTCTTCTGCTACGCTTTTTGCTTGTAGTTGTGTTACCCATGTAGTTGTGTATGCCATGATATCATCCATTCTTAGTACAGCTATGCCGTGCATAGACAATTGTTTTCTTAGTTCCTCTTTAGATGTTACAGAAGTCAACGGAACTGTAAACTCTCTTATACCATCTTGAGGTAAGTGTAAACGCATGACAATAGCTTCGCCCACCTCTACGTCCATGATACGTTTGACTACATACAAGTCGTTTTGATATATAACTTTGTCCTCTGTGTTACCATCTTTGTCTTTAAAGTGCATATATACACCGCCATTTGCCCCTCTAAAGTATGGCTCTGGGTATAGCGGTATGTCCTTTGACACAGGTGCTTTCTTTATACCTTTACCTAACACTATCGGTGACGCTATCTTATCCCAATGAGGACAAGCCGAACACGTGGTTGGATCTTCCTCTGCAAACTTAGCGCATGTATACGGACCTTTTATAAGGTCTGCTTTCTCTTCTGTCAGATACTGATTGTATTCTGGGTGTCTCTCAGACATCTTATGTATAGCTTTGTCAGCGTCATTACAGAACTTTGCTATGGATAGTCCTGCTCTCCATAAAGGTTCGCTTATATCCTGTTGGTTCTCCATGATGTTTTTAATCTGCTCACACCCAACGCCTTTTATAGTTTTGTCAAGTATAACTTTGAAGCTGTTCTCAGAGTTTTCTATTATAGCTTTCTTAAATTCGTTCTCTTCGTTGTCTACTTTGGTTGGTATGCTGATGCCCTCTGCACCCACAAGTCTAGAAAACTCGTCAAACTCCACGTCGTGAAACTCACCCGTGCCAAGAAACATGACAGGTTTCTGTGTGCCACGCTTGTGGTTATGTGTGCCAGGGACTCTGAGTACCCGCGCTGCGTCCGCAGTTACACCATTGTCTGCTGACAAGTTATGACGTATGCACATATCCTTGAGGCCCTGGGCTACAGGTAACCACTCCGCATATGATACACTCTCTGTAAGAACCCAGTACACATGTATCCCGTACCCAGAGTTGATTAACATAGGTCGAGGCAGTCCTGTTGCTTTTACAAATCTTTTTAAATCTAGAAACGCTTCGTTCTGGTTAGTGTATTCTTTACCAACACCGCAGTCTAAATCTAAATAAAAAGAACTTAGACTTTTTACGTTTGTTACACGTCTATCTTTATTTGTTTCAAATGTGGCTAAACCAAAGTATGCGTTAATACCTTCAGCATCTAACTCGTTAGCCCTCTCTATTACATCGTCTATGGTTGCGTGAAAGCTCTGTATCTTCTTGTCTCCAAGACCTAATACAGAGTAATATCCATCACCTAAAACCTTCTCTAAAAATTCTTTTGTTTCCATTTTTCCCACCTTGTGCCGAAGACACCACGACAAGATACGGCACGTTATCCTTTCGGTAAAAACCTAGTCGTGGTGTAGTTCTATTAGTCGTCCCAATCGGCAACAATAGAACTCAAGTCGCCATCAGCATCCTTGGTGGGAGGGGAAGACTTCTTAGCAACTTTCTTTGGCTCTGCCACAGCATCTTCTGTCACAACGTCCTCTGCTTCAGTTTCACCTGTATCAAAAGGGTTTTCTTCCTTTGCTTCAAATACAAACCCCTCAGTTTCTTCAAAAGGATTTCTATCTTCATAAGGTACGTACTTTATGACCTGTACCCCTTTGAGACGCAGTGAAATATTTTGCTTAGTACCCATCTCATACGGAGTAAATGTTACAGCTATGTTAACCGTGCTACCTGTGGTCAACATAAAATCTGCTGGTAATCTGTTACCCTTGGTATCAACCTGTATGGGTCTAGGAGTGGCTTGGTTTTTATACGCACCCTTTAAAACAGCCTTGTGCGTAAACATGCCATCGTCGTCCTTGACAAACAGACGCTCCAACTTTTCTGGCCATTTTTCTTTTCTATTGGCTTGATACACCTTCGCCATTTCAATATACAAAGCTTTGGCAGTATCGTTGTCCATACGAAATTGTATAGAATATTCTGCGCCATCAGCTTTGGCATCACACGCAACAGACCTACCTGCTTTATTATCAAAGTGGTAAGTTGTGTTTATTTTAGGCCAAAGAGCCTCTACGTTTTTTATAATATATGGTTCCATTTTCTCTCCTTCTCTCTATATTATAAGTCTTCATCTAGTTCAGCTAGTGAGTCTTCGCCCACTGTTTCTTCGCTACGGCTACTAGATGTTTTCGTCAATGCTTCAGTTACATCTGAAATACGAAACCTATGAGTTTTACCTATTTTTACATAAGTATCTTCAGGTATGTGTTTCTGACTCACCCAAGCACGAACAGTTGATACGGACACGCTAAAGTGTTTAGCTACGTCTTCTATTGTTACAAAAGGTTCATTCATTTCTTCCTCACAGAAATTGTTACTTCTTCTTCAATCTCTAATCCCTCTGGCTTAAGATCAGGATTTTCTTCCAAGAACTCTCTCATGTTCGCTTGATTGATACGTTTGTCAAGTAACTGAGGTGCATTTTCTTCCACAATAAGTTTGTGTATTGCATCCCATTCACTAACCCAGTATTTCTTCTTAGTCGAACGAAAGAATAATCCTTCAGAAGTTCTCACGCTTTCTACATTATGGTCTTCACAATGATCTAGCATTGCCTGTTTTATTGTATCTAACTGTCGCACAAGGTTGCCATCTTCTTCCTTGTACTTGGCTGACAGCATAGATCTCTCTGCTCGTATACGTAAATACGTCTTTGCCAACTTGTCAGGGGTTATCTTGTCACCCATGTCTCTCTCCTATTCTTATTATGTAGTAACATATAATAGTAAAAAGTGTCTTAGTCAAGTACTTCTTTGTAAAGTTCTACAAACTTTGTGTGTACGTTTATTTTTCTATCTAATAGTCTGTATACATGCTTTTCTGCATCAGACCCTTGCAGTTGTACTACGGTGCATTTATGTGTTTGCCCAGACCTATGCACACGTGCGTTCGCTTGGTCGTATGTTTCTAGCGAACTCGTTGGCCCCCACCACACCACTGTGTTAGCTCGTGTTAACGTGACACCATGCGCGGCTGCTTGTGGTTGGATGACAAGCACTTGTGGGTCATCATCTTCTTGAAACTGTTTAAATATATGTGTGCGTTTGTGTGCAGGTACATCTCCACGTATAACTTCTGTCGTTATACCCTCCGAGCGTAGCTTGTCCGTTAGTATATCTATTGCATGTTTGAAAGGTACAAACACGAGAAC